TATCCCTTGGTTTAACAATATCTACATTTACACCATAGAGGGCTTTAAATAAAATTTTATAAGATTCGTCAGTTCCTTTACTAGTATAGAAATCTTTAGATTGCTTTATAAAAATATTTTGATTTAAATCAGACGCTAATGGTCTGTCAGACAATCCTGGAAGTAATTGTACTTTTGTTTTATTTAAAAACTCTTTTAAGAAAAGGCAAGTTAAGTTCTCTATCTTTGCCCCAGACTTATGTTCTGCAGCAGAAGTGGAACTAAAGACAAGTTCTCCTGGATTTGAATCAGATTTATATGACGTTATACCACTAAAACCTCTGATACATCCAGTAAAAGAAGTTTCTGTTTTACCTGTATATGAAATTACCTCATCGCCTATTTTTAATAGACCATATGAATTTGGGAAAAATTCTGTTCCTCTTGGAGATTCTCCAATATCAACATTGATTGTTGTAGCAAATTCGTCAATGTCTCCAATCAGAACAATTTCATGATTTATCGAAGTTTGTTCATCAATTTTTACATACTGATCAATATTTTGAATCAGATCAATAGGACCACTTTTATATTCCTGTCCAATATAATATTGCTTTAAAAATTCAGAGATAAGTGGGAACTCATTCTCCACATAGGTAGGGAGCTGGTTCTTAACGATGCTGCTAAACTTGATTCTTGTTTCTGCCATTTTTTCTATATCTCTGAATTAGTAACCGCTGCCTGAACCTGAAGGTGTTGATCCACCTCCAGTGGAACCAGAGGATGCTCCAGTTGACCCCGAGGTAGTTGTTGTTCCTGTAAAGGAAGTATTTGTTATACTACTATCTGTGGTAGTTTGAGTAATTGCTACATTTTCAGGTCCACCAACACGAACTAAATTACCGTCCGCATAAGAGGAAGATACAATATAACTCGATGCTGATGGATCAAGTCCAGATGCGATTTCGTCCGATACCATTTCAAACGTACTGTTACTAGTATCTAGTTGCAAATAAAGGTCCTGTAATCCGACAACATCATTTGATAATGGAGTTGCTTCAATTTCGATGGTTTGTTGCCCATCTTTTTCCATACCTGCAATAATATTAATTGCATTAAGGGTAATAATACCATTCACATAATCAATTTTACCTACATTTGTTCTTACAATTGATGGATTCTGCGAACCAACATTAGGAAGAGTAAAGAAAAATAATGATCCTGTAGAACGATCTGTGTTTGGAATATCACCTAGATAAACATTTTCATTAATTCCAGCAACTCTAAAAGCACTTGATTTTATGTTATATCCATCCGTTCTTTTAATATAGAATTGATTGCCAAATCCAATTTGATACTCTGCAATTGTATTTGGTACGATTCTCAAATCTCTTCTTATCTTAACAACAGTAATGTTAGATGTAACAGACTCATGACTATCATCAAGTATTTTTAAGAATTTACTATACTTAAATCTAGCACCATACTTATTTAACTCAGTAGAGTCCGAATACTTTGCTGCATTATTGGATACTGTTGTAGAAACATCTGCTGCTGACGGTGCAAGATTCGTATTATAGTAAACTCTAGAGCTAATCTCAATAAACAGATATTTGAGATCTAAGATTTCTGGTACAATACCAGCAACAGCATATTTTTTAAGTTTTAGTTTAATATTATCTTTAATCAGATTAGGTAAGAAGTCACCAAATTTTGGTTTAATACTAATAAAAACTTTACCGTACTGAGGAGGAATTAAATCTTCTCCTCCAAATACTGAAATAGACTCAGTATCTGGATATATCTTTGATGGAACTAAAGTTTCATAATCGTCTGCAGTTACTGCACGATTTTGAGTTGCATAAACTTTTGGTGCATATTTTCTGACTGACTCAACTGCCTCAATAGAACTTCCTCCTCTAGAACTATAGTCAGGCGTTACTAATGAGATACCCTCTGAAACAACATATTCAGATCCATCTCTTACATATGTAATTCTTCCATTAAATGCAAATTGAGAGAATCCGTTGCCAGAATCTCCGTGACTTGTAAGATAGTTAACAGTAATATAATTTGAGTCTTCTAATTTTTGACCAAAGACTCCATCACCAAAGAATATTTCATATCTTTCATCTGCTACTTCTTGTAAGAAGTAGACTTTTGACTCAGAATCAATATTGAATAAATTATCCTGCAAAGAATACTTTACTGATGCAGTGGATGAAGAGTTATTTTTAACAGATACTCTAATTAAATCTGTATCAACCCCAATATTTGGTAGGATAAATTTTTGTTGGGGATTTCTGTCACTATATGTGAAATTCTTTTGCAGTACAGTTCCTTCAAAAATTGTGATGTTATTAAAGGATGCAATGTTATTGATTACAGGAACCGTTATATCATCCAAAATACAGAACGCACCACCTGTACCTCCAAACGACGCTGAAGACGTTGCTACAGTCCCTCTACGGAGGGTTAGAGACGCTGGTCTGGGGGTTATGTTAGTTGTATCAACAAAGAATGATATTGATGAAGTTGCTGCTTTTCTTGATCTAGGGGTATATCCAATATTTCTCGCAAGAGCTATTACATTCTCTCTTAAAGTTGCCGTATCAATAAAAACTTCGTTTGCCACCATGTTGGCATTATACGAAGTAATATACGTATTATATGCTAGTACGTCTAAAATAGATGATAGGTTAGAACCTTCAAAGTCATAATCCGTGAAATTGGAGTTTGACTTTAAATATTCTTTGAGTGTTGTCTTAACGTCCTCAAAGTCTAGATTTGTAAAATTTACTAATGGCATTTTACCTGGTTGGTTGCAATACGAATTCTAATTGTTGTGGTGGAAGGTCAGCTCCTATAATGTCATATGTAATAACAACATCGAATGCATTGCCATCTATATCAGCATTTGCGTCAACAGACCTGAGTTTAACTCTTGGTTCATACCTATTAATAGATTCCTGAATTTGAGTTTGAATTTCAATCGCAGTCAAATCATCTGCATTCTCAAAAAGAGACCCCGTAATACGAGATCCGAATCTTGGATTAAAAAATTTCTCTCCAGGATTCGTAAATACGATGTTTTTGACTGATCTAGCGATTGCATTCTCATTTTTTAAGGCAATCAAGTCACTTGTCAGAGGATTACTCTGAAAAGTCATACTAATATCCTTAAATCCTTGACTTACCCTTTCTAAAGGCACAACAATACGGCAATTATGTATTATTTATCAAGGATTTTAATTATTTTTCACTCGTAAAGAGGTTCGGGATTGGTCTGATTTTCAAAAATCTCAGTTTCTTTCTTTTTATCACGTTTTTTTGGCGTCAAATCATCATTTGCGATCTCACGAAGCATTTTTTGATGCTGATCGTTACCTAAGTTGTCTAAAAAATCGTTCATTTTTCTAAAATTCGGCAATTGGTGGGTTTTCTTCGCTATTTTTACGCTCTTTTGCAGTTTTCCAGAAATAATTTTCGTCATTTCCGAGTCCATCGCGATCATGACCGTTCTCAACTTGGTAATAAACCGTCGAAACCTTAAAATCAGGGATCTTGGGTTCTTCAGGAGTCAATGAATTGTCGAAAATACGTGTCCTATTGTTAGGATACAGTGCAAACTGCCCATTATCTAGTTCAATTAGGTTATGAGACTTATGTTCTGATGGATTTTCCGATGTTGAGTAGTCAACAGCATCAGGATCTTGGTGATAATTATCGATCGTACAGATATATGTACCTGTTTGTGCTCCATAATCTCTTGTATGACACTCATAGTGCATACTACCAATGAATTGTTTCTGTACTACAGTGACACCATAGTCCATACAATTCCAGAATTGGAGATTATGTAACTCCATATCAGGTGTTGGTAGTTCAGGAGACGAGACAAAGGCACTGATAGGCAACTTATCATACATTGCTGCATATTCAGGTAAATATGTTTCAAAATAAAAAGCACGCCCAGGTATCGACTTAACCGATACCCAGACGCCCTTTACAAATTCACCGTGACCAGATTGATGATCAGTGAGATATTCTTTTCTTACCCATACCTCATAAGAGGGAAGGTTCGCAATCAAGCAAGACATACAAAAGTTTACAACTACCTTTATATATTACTTACCTTGCCCCCGATACTTCTTCTTTGCTTTATTACGAGAAGTCGCGGATCTCAAGGTATACTGCGAGTTTCCT